ATCACGACCATCAACTCCTTTTTTTATTTTAGAGGTATAGAAAGTCAGGGGAGTTCTTAGGTCTCCATTTTGAGACTCAGGCTTTTTGTAACGATAGCTTGGTCCCTCACTCCTCTTCATTTACACTCACTACTTCCTTAGAGCTACGACTTCTGGACGACTTTTCCAACTCGACATAGTCAGGTAAATGTTCCTTTAGCTCAGCAAATCGTTCTTCTGTCGCTTCAAACCTTTCTCCGACTTGCCTAAGGACTCCCTCCTTGAGGTCATAAAACTCTTTTAATACCTTAATCATCACTATCCTCCATTTCTATCTTATCTAACGATAATGCTAAAATATCCGCTTTGAAATTTTCGTAAAAAAATTCAACTTGGTCATTATAGACATAGCGAGCACGTTCTAAGATAAGTTCCCTTATTTGATGATCGTGTATATTCCCACTTCCTACCAAGCGGGTAATAACCATTTGAGAACTTTCTAACATCCGTGAGAGATTCGCATCTTCTCCGCTATGAAAAATTCTCATCCGCTCCTTAAAAGGAATAAGGAGGGAATGAAGTTTAGCTTCAATCTCCATCCTTCGTCACCTTTTATTTTGCAATACTCAGTGTCCACACAGCAGCAGTCTTTTCATCATGCGCTTTACCATAAGCAAATTGCTTAGCAGTGTAGAGATTCAAGTCTTCTAAAGCATAGGTTTCGGTAAATCGTCCAAATTCAATCCCCCCACCTACAAAGGCATCGTAGCGACCTTTGACAAATGTAGTCACCTTACCAGACGCTTGAGCAACCGACTCAACCAAGATGAGGTTATAAGGCATAGCTGTTACATATACACCCTGAGCATTGAGAGACGTATATTGCTTCTTCACATCCCAGGCATCTACAGGGTTCACTACCATAACCAAATTACCTTCTACTGCAACAGGAGTGGTATTGTCAGCTTTTGTAGAATGGTATTTATAAACCTCCGTCAACTCTTTTACCACGGTAGCAGAGTCTGCGAAAGTCAATGGTTTTTTCTGAGCTTGTTTCTCAGCATAAGTTACTTTTTCACTTTCTGCAGTCCCTGTAAGAGTACGAGACAACCCGATAGGCTTGTTGTCCCCATCACCATTTAAATAACCAGCTTCAAGAGCAGCTGCAAAGGCCTCTGTAATTTGAATGGATACGTAAGACTGTAGCCAAGCAGGACCAAACTTTTCAGAGTCTTTAGGGATTACAACAAAAGCAGTCAATTTAGACTGAATCGCTTCTTCTTCAGCAAATTCTTGTTTCAATTGTCCTTGAATTTCAGCATTGATTTTACCCCAAACCGCTTGACCTGTACGACTAGACTTGAGGAATTTCAAACGAATACCAGCATTACGCAAGCCGATGTGTTGAAGAAGTGGACGGGCTGCCACCATATCCTCAAAAATCCGGTCAATTGTTTCCTGAGGGAACAATTTCTCAATTCCTTTGGGAGGAAGTTTCTCAATGTTGTTGAAAAATTCGCGAGCTTCAGCAGTCAAGTGCGCATCGTATGGATTCATAGTTGCGATTTCTTTACGAGCAGCTTCTCGAGCATCATCTTGCAACTTATCTGTCAATGCCTCAATCATCTCGTTATAGAGCTTATTTTGCTCTTCCATAGGAGCACCAGTTTCTACTGCATTCATAAAGTTCTGACGAGCAGTTGTAAATTCATTACCAAGTTTCATCATTGTTTTTTATTTCCTTTCTTAAAATGGGAAACGACCCAACCCCACAGGTTCAGCCGTCTTGTCTTCTTTTTTCTTATCTTCTGGGATAGGTAAACTGTTATTCAACCTATCACGAACCAAGTCCGCCAATAACTCCACATCTGGGGTCATCGCAGATCGGATTTTTTCGATAAAATCACGAGGAATCACAGGTGTCTGACTAGCTACCAAGACAGGAGCTTCCTGACTTTCAAACATGACCTTATCTGCGAAGCCATGATTAACAGCAGAACGAGCATCAAACCACGTTTCACCCTCCATTAGATCCAGTAAATCATCTAATGCCTTACCAGTCTTATCAATATAGGCATATGCGATGGACTTATTAAACCCTTCTAACACACCAGCCTCATGCAAGAGCGCCTTATGGTCACCACGTACACCAGCAGATACATTATGGATCATGATTTGCGCTGTAGGACTAATTTCCACCTGATCACCAGCCATAGCGATAACACTCGCAGCACTAGCAGCAATCCCCACGATTTTCACCGTCACATGCCCCTGATAAGCACGCAATGCTGTATAGATTTCACTACCAGCATACACATCACCACCACCAGAATTGATGTGCACCTCCACATCTTCTCCCGTCGTCGGCAATACAATATCCTTAGGAGCAGTTGCATCCATGTCTATCCAATCATAAAACCAGCGGTCATCATTGGATACAATCGCTCCCTTAATCTGAATGATTGTCATCCTCATTTCCTCCTTTCTCTATTTCGTTTTCACCCTGATAGTTCTTAGTGATAAGGAAAGAATCCCCACCAGGAACAGCCTCAAGACCAAGTTCCAATCTCACCTCATTTCGAGTCATAGCCCCAGATGAGATGAGTTTATCTATGTTCTCAGCCAGAGCAAACTTATCCAGTCCCCCCTCACCAAAAATCACAAATTTTTTCTGATTAGCGTATCCAGCCGAACTCACCATAGCATGGTTTAGAGCGTCACCCACTTTTTTAACCAGCGATTCATAACAATAACTGTTAAACATCTTCTGGCTATTAGACAAATCAGCCATATCTCCATGCATCAAAGCCGTCGGCAAACCTAATATATCTGCAACCTCGTCATCAAATTGACGTCTCAGTTTCTTCAACTCTTCAACTGATAGATTTGTAGTTCCTACCGTATTGGTCAACTCCGAATACTCCACACCATCCATTGTCGGTACAATGGCAACCGTCTTAGACGTAAAGGACTTAAAAAGATTGTCCGCATATCTCTGCAGTTTCTTTCTCTTATCCTCATCAAAAGTTCCATTCGCTTTTGTAGCCAGAACCCCACGGATCTGATTATTTCTAGCTAAGGCTTCCACCAGACGAGTATGTAGTTTTTCATAATCAGAAAACAAGTCAGATACATATTCTTGCAAGCGATTGTTATTATACTGAAGAAAGATGACATCACTCATAGCAAACTTCCTCTGAAATGTATAATCCCCGACAGACACCATCTCAAAGGTGTCATCATACAGAGCATAACGCCTACGAGTAAAAGCATCAGCTACCAGTAACTGCTTATCATCAGACAAAACAATGAGTACTTCGTTTTTCGTCAATAAGCGATAAATGACCTTCTGCCAGAACTCCGAGGCCGACTCATTCTTATTGGGACGCACATTTAAAATATAATCCCAGTCTGACGTCACATGATGATTCTCCACCATATACCGAAATTCCGACTTAGCAAAGATACGAGCCACAAACTCCGCCGACTTATCAATCGCTAAACTCTTTAACTGCAAACACCCCAACATTCGTTCCAACTCTTCAAAATCAAAACCAACATCAGGCGCATCACGCTTAAATAAATTTAAGAACCCCATGCTTCCCCTCCTTCCTATCCAATTACCAACCTACCACCCAAAATTTATTCTTAGATTAAAACTCCCAATCCTCTAACATATCGAGGAATTCCCCAACGTTCGACTCATGTACAAGCTCACGTTTGTATAGAGCAGCAATCAAGGCATGGAAACCATCCGTCTTTCTTCTGACGGGCTCTTTCTTCAAGAAACGCTTATTGCCATCCTTGTCCTCTTTGACGTAGGTATTATCCGTATACCAAATCATAGAATTATCATTCTCAAAGACAAAACGTTCATTGGCAAATCCATCTTCGATGATTGGCGCAACCTTGGATTGAATCGCCCCAGGATTTCTCAAGAACTCATATTCAAAACCAGCCTCTTCCAAAAGAGGTTTTAACAAGTCCATTCTGAAACCATCTGCACATACAAGCTCAATCTGATAAAACTTACTCCATTCATTCAATTTTTCGACCAATAAACGAGGGTCAATACTAGGGCCGTCCACAATTGTAAATAAGCCTCTATCTGCCCATTCCTGAATAGGAGCTTTAAGTTTAAAAGCTTTCAAAAATGCTTTACGAGCAAATGAATGTTGTTTCCAGATAAACTCATCTCCGTTCTTAAACAACAAACCAACACTCGCAAAATCTCGAATGCTAGCATAGTCAAATCCTGCGACACAGGACTTACCCAACAAGTCAATACCAGGCGAACGTAAACAAGCAAGTAATCTTTCACGAGTCGTCACATCTTTCTCAAGGTCTGCTTCAGGAAGATTCATCCGTTTAGTCATGAACTCCTGACGACCAGACGGCTCCAGCTCAAGGTCATCATAGTCAGCCTTAGTTCTAGCAAGCAACCTCTTAGCGTAAGGCGTGCTTTCATCCAACATCGGATTTGCTTTCGGCCAATTCTTCATGTCATCCACCTCATCCGCACTATCAAGCTTGCAGATAAAAGGGAAGAGTCTGAAATCATCAACCTCTCCATTCAAGATTTGCATAGACTTCTCTATCAGCTTGTCATAGAACCCCTCGCGCACATACCCATTCGTACCGTTGTAGAAAGTCCTGACATGAGCAATCTTACCAAGACCAGACCTTTGAACCTTCACAGCCTTATCATTTTCAAATTGGTGAATCTCATCAAACTCAAGACAACCATCACGAGCAGAGTCCATAGTCTTCGGATTATTCGTCCGAAAA